GCTTCGATTTTTAATGCATGGTACCTAGTTTTTAATTATGACAAAACTACATTACTTCTTGCAAACAAATCAGAATCAACAAAGGAAATTATAGATAAGGCTAAGGTTGTACTTGAAAATCTTCCATTCTACATGAAGCCAGGTATCATCAAATATGATGTAATGAATGTCCGTGCTGATAATGGATGCCGTCTTGTAGGACAATCAACTACTGCAAAATCAGGTATTGGATTCACTATACATAATTTATATCTTGATGAGTTTGCTCACGTCCATCCTACTATAGTTGACGCCTTTTATGAAAACGTATATCCTACTCTTTCTGCATCTAAAATTTCTAGAATTAATATAACATCCACACCCAATGGATTTAATAAGTTTTATGAGATATTCGCAGATGCCGAACAGGGTAACAATGAATATAAAGCAACTCGAATTGATTGGTGGCAACATCCTGACAGGGACGATGAATGGTATAAGAGAGAACTTGGAAACCTAGGTTCTGAAGACGCGTTTAATAGACAGTATGGTAACGAATTTACAAGTTCATCGAGTTTATTACTAAGTCCTGGTACAATGAAAAGTATTAGAAAAAATGCAAAGAAATTTGTATATCATGACTTAGAGGATTTTGAAAACATACATATAGATGTTGAAGGTTTTCTTGGATTTGATCCTAGATTTGACATAGAGGCCGCCGCCGAATCAGATAGATATTATTTATTTTCAGTAGATATTGCCGAAGGAAACGGAGGAGACTATTCTGTTGTTAATATTTTTGAAGTTGAACCGATGTCAAACAAAGATATTGAAAACTATATAAGCCCAGGCGCAATGTATGATTTTTTTAAGATAAACCAAATTGCTGTTTTTAGAAGTAATGAACATCCTATTGAAGATTTCGCGAAAATTTTATATACACTAGCAATTGATGTGTTTAATCCTGAGAACGTTAAGATGATTATAGAGTACAATACATATGGAAGTATACTACTACAATACCTATCGACAGTGTTTCCTGGAAGGAATGATTTTGAAGATGAAATGGTTCTTAGATTTAAACATAGACATGATTCAAAGGTTCCGAAGGCCGGATTAAAGCTTAAATCAGATAATAAATCAGTGTTTTGTCAAAATTTTAAAAAGCTTATAGAAATTAATAGAATTAAAATAAATGAAATAACAACAGTACAGGAGGCAAGTTTATTTGGAACGGTAAAGAATGGTAGTTATGCGGCACAAATGGGAAAGGACGATACTATAATGACATGTATTACTGCAACTGAATTTTTCGGAACAACTGATTATGCCGATTATGTTGAGGAATTATTAGATGTAATAGATCCTGAAATACATGACTTAATGGAAGAAGTATTATATAAAGATAATGGAGGTGGAGATTCTTCACTTCAATTCGACATTTATGATTTGCTTTAAATTCATTTAAAGCAAGATTTCAAAATAAACATAGATATATAATAAAAGAAAAAAAACACTTAAAATTATGGCAATTAGCCCACAATTATTAAATTTTAAGAGCTCAGGTGTTTATAGACTTGAGTTTGATAAATCTCAAACGTCAAGTATAAACGTAGAGACTCTAAGACTGGTAGTAGGTCACTCTAGAAAAGGACCATACAATACACCTGTTTTAATTGATTCAAGAGAAACATTGGAAAACGTGTTTGGAGGTATTGATAGAACATTAGAAAAAAATGGAATGTTTTTCCATAGATCATGTCTTGACGCATTGTCAAGAGGTCCTATCTTAGCGTTAAACCTAGGTAAATTTACGGCAGACGAAGATATTACTAACTTTCAAAGTTTATCAACAAATGGATCAATACCTGATATGAAAAACGTAGAAGGTAGTGATGACTATACTAAATTCTTTGATAATGATAAGTTTATGGTTCCATCTGACACTGAAACATTAAAGACTGTCGCAAATGATCAAAATCATATTTTAAACTTTGTTAACATTAAACAAGATTCAATTACAATTATAGTAAGACAAGCAGCAAATGTAAATGAGTTTGATTTAACAGCAAGAGAATGGTATGGAGAAGGTTTAGTTCCTGAATATTTAAATGATTTTGACAGAGTATCTGATTTTATGGTAGATGTCTTTGTTTTTAGAGGAGAATTCGATGCGGTAAAGATGTCAAATGATCCAATATATTCAAAGTACTTTACAGTAGATGGTATTGACAAAACTAAATTAAATGAGTTTACAAACCTAAGACAAGTTAGTTTAATAGCACAGTACACTGGTTCTATTTTACCTGGATTTAAAAATATCGAAGGAAGAAATCTTTATATAGAATCAATTATTAACGCTGAAGCAAGAAGAACAGGCTTATTTTGTGCAGTAGACGAGGACATGGTAATGAATGACAACGGAACTGTGGTTGATTTCGTAGGACATGTATGTGAAGCTGGTAATGTATACTCATCATTATCACATAATATTAAAATAGATGATAGACTAAGAACATTTGAGTTTGGAATAGATGATGAAGGTGAATACAATCATACTACAGGAAATACTAATTTTGTTGTAAAATATCTAAGTGCCGATGCACCATCTGTATTTGAAATTTCAAATGGAGAATTAGTACAATCATCAACCGTTGGAAGACTAGCTAGAGTTAGTAGAGTGTCTAAAGCAGTAGATAACACACATGTAACATATACTGTGTTAACTGATGTTGAGCCACTATATGATAACAAAATTATAAAAACTTTTGAAAACGCTTCTGCCACTTATTCTACTTTTGTTTTATCAAAGGCAGGAATTACAGTTAAAAACTTAAGTGATTATTTAAATGTTTTATCAAAGGGAGTTGGATTATATGATGCACTAGTAGACAAAGACACTATTGATTTCAGATATGTAGTTGACACATTTAAATCATTTGATATAAATGGATTAAATAACAAATCAAATCTTTCTCAATTAGCAAAGGACAGACAAAACGCTTCTGCTATCTTAAATGCACCAACAGTTGAAGACTTTAAAAAATCTTCAAATCCATCATTTAGCGATGAAAACGGAGTATTTCAAACTAGATTTATTCCAACAGGAGGAAATTTAGATAAAAACCCAACAAAGATCTATACACTACCCGGTATATTGGAAGGTGCAAATTATGCATTTTACTATGGTCCTGGATTAATTGTTAGCGATAACGGAAAGGATATTGTTATTCCGGCAGCAGCCGCTGTTTCAAATAATTTTATTGATAAGTATACAAGTTCTCTTCCTTGGTCAATTGTTGCAGGTCCAAGACGAGGTGTTGTTTCTGGAAATAATGTTAAAGGAGTTGAATATGCATTTGACAAAAGTGATAGAGATATCATAGAGCCATTTGGTATTAACCCTATTGTTTTTCAAAGAGGAACAGGATTAACTATTTTAGGTAATAAAACAGCACAACAAACGATTAAGTCAGCACTTTCTTCAGCACATGTTAGAGAAGTACTTATTTATATTCAAGATGGAATGGCAAACATACTTAAGGATTATGTTTTTGAATTTAACAACGTTCAAACTCGTTTAGAAATTAAAACTCTAGCGGATTCCTTTATGGAGTCAGTTAAACAAGACGGTGGAGTTTATGAGTTTAGTAACATAATGGATCAAACTAATAATACTAACGAAGTAATTGATAACAATATTGGTATTATAGATACATTTGTAGAACCAGTTAAAGGATTAGAGATCGTAGTACATAGAACTACAATTTTAAATACAGGGGAAATTCAATCAGGTAACCTATAACATAAGAGAAACGCATACTATTGTTTGAAGAATTACTAGATAAATTCAATTCAATTAATAAGATATATAAAAAAACAAAAACTATTAAATAATGAGTTTACCACACTATTCACAAGATCAAACATCTAGAAAAGGTAGAAACTTCGAACCAGTTCAAGCTAACTTATTCGAAGTAACTGTCCTTCCTCCTAACGGAGTTGCAGATGCACCTCTTATGTTACAACACGTTAATTCTATCGGCGGATTAGAACTATATAAAGAAATTGGAGCAGTAGAGCAAAAATATAAACATTCAACTAGATCCTTTGCGGGAATTCCCGATGGAACTGCAGTTGATGTTACTATTAACTTTTCTTTAAACTTAAATGAAGCCAATCAGGCATACCTTTACAAATCATTAAGACAATGGTATAATCTACGATATGATCCTCAAACAGGAGCCATGGGTCTTAAAAAGGACTATGTAGGAACAATTGTTATAGTTCAATTTAATAGAGCCGGAGACATATATAGAACAGTAACATTGGAAGATTGTCAAATTACATCTGGATTACCATTTACTGTTGAATTAAACTATAATGAATCAGAGCCAGTTCCTATTGATGTTACATTTAGATGTGATGTTTGGAAAGAAGTTTTAGCATAACATTTAACAATATTGAGGGGTATTTAAAAAGTATCCCTCATGTTATTTGAAACAAAAACATAATATAATGATAATATAATATATACATGGATAAATTAACTAAAAAATTACAAGTTTTATTATCTGATGAAGAAGTAACATTAATTAATAGAATTATTCTTAATGAAGCAATAGAAACAGGACAAAGACCAATTTCTATTTCTGCTTTTATAAGAGATATAATTAGAGAAGAAATAGAAATAAAATCAAATGGAATAAAGCCATTTAAAAAATTAGACATTAAAAAACTTAAAGACAAATAAAATATGAATCCTGAAGAAGAAAACTTACACGAACAATATAAGAACATAGTTCAATCTACTGAAAATAAATCAGAAAAATACAACGATGTGCCTGTTAATTTAGGTAAAGTTAATATGGATAAATACTCTGGTGAAAAGGCAGAAACATCTGATTTTCATTTAGGATATCACGCTATTCCACTACTTTCATTACCATCAGGTGGTATGTTCTATCCAGTAGGAACTGATCTTTCAATTAGATCAGCAAAGGTAGCTGAAATAAGACACTTTTCAACAATAGACGAGACTAATGTGTTAGACATAGATGAAAAACTAAATCAAATTCTAGAATCATGTATTAGAATAACTTCAGCTGCAACTAGATTATCCTACAAGGACATTTTAGAAGAGGATAGATTTTATATTATTCTTTCCATTAGAGATTTAACATTTCCAGAGCCTGAATCTAATTTAAAAATAGATCATACTTCAAAGAAAGGAGGAAGACATGAAATTGAGATTAAAAAAGAATACTTCCAATATTTTAAAATACCAGTAGAACTTGATAAATATTACGATAATATAGTAAGGTCATTTCTAATAGAAACACGATCATTTGGAACTATCGAAATGAAACCTCCAACTATCGGTGTTATGCAAAAAATTACAGCATACATTAAGGATAAACAACAAAAAGGACAGAAAATAGATCAGTCAGTACTACAAATAATTCCATATTTACATAAAGATTGGAGAGGATTTAATGATAAAACTATTTTTGATTTTGAAATAGATTTATCAGGATGGTCAAGTAATAAATATAATCTAATATACACATTAGCTGAAAAAATGAAAATAGGAGTTCAGCCTAATATGTTAGTTACTATAGGGGACGATGAGGAGGAGGTTCCTATTAGTTTTCGTGACGGAATCAAATCTCTTTTCATTGTTCAAAATATCACTGGAGAACTTCTTTAAGACAAAATTTCATATTTATCTTAAATTACATATGCAACCTAGCGAACTTGAAAATTTAGAATATTACGAATTCCATTATTTAGTAAAGGACTTAGTAGATTATCTAAAGGAGGAGAATAAACAGAATCAAGGCCAGAATGATGCCTCATCAGGTATGATGAATAACATGAAAGTACCGAACATGAAGGTACCTAATATGAAAATGCCAAAAATGTAAAATAAAAAAGGATCCTTTAAAGGATCCTTTTTTATTTAGATATATAATCGTATAAGATTTTATTATCCTAAAAAATACAATAAGTCGAGTGACTAATAATTCAAAACAACTCTCAATACTATTAAACCCGCTATTAAAAATACAGGCTGCTAGTGAGGCAACATCTGAGGCTCTTACTCATATAAGTGAAGTAGTTCTTAGTATTAACAAGAGTGGTATCGACACCGTTACCGAACTTAAAAAACAAACCACACTATTAATTGATATTAAAGAAATGTTAAAAGAGCAAATAAAGGGCTCTTCTAATAATTCTTCAACAAAAAGCAATATGAAATTACCGGGACTAATAGGAGGAATTTCAGCAGGGTTTGCTATTGTTGCAATGGCAGGAGCGCTAGTTGCTGCTTCTGGTTTATTAAATATAATGAGTCCTGTTAGTATACCTCAGTTACTGACGGCTTTGGCGATTGCCGGTATATTTATTATAATAGCTCCAATATTTGCAGATATAGCAGAATCATTACGAGGTGGAGGATTAATTGCAAGATTAGTTTCTAAAAGGGCAGGATTAGGTAATCAAGATCCAATGAAAGTTGCAGGTGAAGTATCATTATCTATGGTTGCCATGGCTGCAGGAATAACGGCATCATCTTATATCCTTTCTTTAATTAAAACAATAACTCTTCCTCAGTTTGCAACAGCGTTGCTTGTCGGTTTTTCATTTATTCCAGTATCTTTTGCTTTTTCTCAAATAGCGGCTGCATTGGAAAAAGGTAAAATAACAGCGGACGCAAAGGGACTTGGTAGAATAGCAATGATATCATTATCAATGGCGTCAATTGCATTAGGAATAGTGGCAGCCGCTTATGCATTTTCATTATTACCATCAAACCTTATTGCACCTGACCCAATGTTTGTCCTGAAATCTGCATTTGCGATTGGACTTTTTGCGATCGGATTTAGTTTTATCATGAGAGCAATCAAGGGAGCAAGTCTAAAGAATATTATATTTGGTTCTTTGGCTATTCCGGGAATCGCAGTAGCAATCACAGGAGTAGCATATGCATTTGAATTATTACCAAATAATCCAGCTTCACCTGACCCTATGTTTGTTTTAAAATCTGCATTTGCGATTGGATTATTTGCAATTGGTTTTTTCTTTATTATGAAGGCAATAAAGGGAGCTAGTTTACGGGATATTATATTTGGATCTATTGCAATACCATTAATGGCAGTCGCTATTACTGGAGTAGCGTTTATTTTTCAAGGGCTAGGTGGAATCGAATACATCTCACCTGAGCCTGAATGGGTTCTTAGAACAGGATTTGCTCTATTAGTATTCTCAATTCCATTCTATATAATATCTAAATCGATTAAAGGATTAGGTATTAAGGAATTATTATTCATGACAGTTGCAATTCCAGTAATTGCATTTGGTATTCTTGCTTCCGCTTGGATTTTTCAAGGATTAACTGGAATGCAATACTTTGCGCCAGAATATGATTGGACACTAAAGGCAGGAGCGGCACTAATATTATTTGGAGCTGTGTTATTTCTTTCAAGTAAAGTGTTAAGTAATATATCAGTAGCATCACTAGGGACAGCACTTATTGGAATTGTAGTAACTGCGTTTGCAATTATTGCGACGGCATGGATATTATCATACGCTCCTTCTAAATTTATAACACCACCAATTGAATGGACATTAGGTACTGCTGTCGCATTAGGCGCAATGGCAGTTGCGATTGTTTTACTTGCTCCAGCTGTTACTTTATTAACTCCTATTGGATTTTTAGCAGGCGCACTTGGTATAATTGTATCTGCGATTACATTAGTGGCGGTTGGATATATTTTAGCACAATTAGCACCTGTAATGCCAGCATTAAATTCAGTTGCAAAGGGATTTACATCTATATTATTAGCGCCTGTTAATGGTATTGTAGATGTGTTTGCCCGTTTTAAAAATGAGATTGGTATAGAAAATATGATAGGACTTGCTGTTGGTGTTGCAGCATTAGGTGGCGCATGGCTAGTATTTACAGCAGCATTAAGTGGTTCAAGTATTATTAGTGGAGTAGGCAGCGCTATTGGAGGTATTGCGAGTGGAATAGGAGAATTTTTTGGTAAAGATAAAATAAATCCAATAGATTTACTAGCAAAACTTGCAGTTATTGCACCTGATGTTCAAAAACTATCAATACCATTAATGAATGTTGGAAAAGGATTTGAATTAATTAATAATTCAGCAGATCATGTTATATCTGTTCTTTCTTCACTTGATAAATTGCACAACAATATTAATGTTAGTGATTTTAAAAGTCAAGCAAATTCATTTAGAAGTATCGCAGGTTCGTATACTGGAATTGCAAACGCAAGTAAAATAATGAATATTAAAGCGATTGATGCAACCACTAATATGTTTAAAGCGTTAGATGATTTAGCCAAAAATGGAGGAGAATCTGCTATGGCGGTTCTTGCAGAAAAATTAATGGTAGCCGTTAAGGAATTAGCCGGAACTGTCTCGAATCTAGAAAAATCAGTTGATAAACAAGGAACTACTGTCGCTGATACGACTGATGTGTTTGGAAAAACATTAAGTACAATTAAAGATAATTTATCGATAGCAAACAAAAAACCATCAAGTAATTCTCAATCTAATTCTACTGCCAACAAAGAACCATTAATGGACATGCGGTCAGTTGTTCAGGCTATTATGGACTTGGAAGCAAGATTCGATAGTCCATTGAAAATAATAGATATTACAGAGCAATAAAATCAAGTAGTGAAACATATTTATAACATAGTATATAATATTCAAAATAGTATATCGCATGCAAACTAAAGAATCTATAATCGAAACTCTTCTAGAAAATAAACACATAACAGTGAAGGAGGCTGTTATTCTTTTAAAGGATAGCCATACATCATATGGACAAATAAGATATGGAGCTCCTTCAGTAACTCCAATATTGCCATGGATACAGCCTAATATGCCATATACGACTCCAATGTGTAATGAATATTTTACATCAGGTGGCAGTGCTACTAGTAGCACTGCTCCTGGTAATTCTGAATTTACCAGGTAACGCGTAACGCATCGAAATATAAAAGATGTAGTTTTTACTTAGTATATCCAATAGGTCACTCATATCACTCTATTTTAATTCGATAATTTAACAAAGATTTAACACTCTAAATTTTCTAGATGTCTATATATTGATTATATTTACATATAACAATTAAACATCACTATCATGCAAAGAAGAAGCGTTCTAATATCACTTTCAATATTTATTACTTTGTTAATATTACCTGTTGTTATCAACTACATTATAAAAGGCGCATGCTTTATCTTACTACAGATATTTCAATCTCCTGGATTTACAATAGCAATATTATCAATAATTGCAAGTATTTGTCTGATTATTATTACTGTTATTAACTTTCTAAAAAAATAATTATGTCAATATCTTACGAAAAGAACATACTATTTAAAAATTCAAATAAAATGAAATATGAAAGATTTCAAAGCTATATATGGATTAATAGTATAACTGAATCTTGTATAAATTTAAATCAATTATCTTCATGTCGAGTTCTAATAAATAGATTTAATATAATGTATAATGATTCTGATTTAACTGAGAATTTACGATGGTATGTTAATGAAAAAACATATTCTTTTTTAAATGAAAACAAATTAAATGATAAGAGATTGTGTGATTGTCACGATGAAGAATTAATACAAAATCATAATGTAAATACCAAAGAACATCCAGGTGATTATGATTAATTTAAAACAAAAATTTAACAAAAATTTAACACTAATTATTTCTTTATTAACCCAAAATTGATTAGATTTATATATAATAATTGATCAAGTAATAAAAATTCATAAACGCATCTAAACGGGCAGTAGGAGATGATGAATTAAAATAAATTGTATAATAAGCAAGAAATAGTCAACTTAAGATAAGGCTAAAGTACTGTATGAAAAAATATCCGAAAAGGGTTTAAGGCACACGAGTCAATTCCTAATGGAGAATAACGAAGCTCATGGTATCAATCAAACGCCTCCACGTGGCGATACTGGAAATTAGTTATGAACCTCGGCCGAGGAAAGCAACTAAAACTAAGTTTGAAAAATAGGTAACTGATTAATGTGGTTCGAGTCCGCACCCGTAATAGCCAAAGGGTTGAAGCATTGAGGATGATGCATAAGTTATAACAGGTCTGCAGGCCTGGGTACGTCCGGTTAAAGTCGTAGCACTACAGACAAGAGGTTCGAATCCTCTGTACCCACTAATAGATTACATGAGTTTGAGCCTCATTTGGCCTTTAAGAAATAAGGGTCGATAGTTTAATAAAGAATAAAACAATCTAATAAAAAAATGTATTAGTCGAAGTCAAAAGCTCGAAAGCTGCGCCTTAACTGGTAAGCTACAGTCAATCCCTGACTGACGTATAAATATAGGCTGGTGAAGCCCAGAAGACTAATACATTTTTATTTTCATGAAAAAATCAATTTAAATAGATAAAAATTAACAAAGTTTTAACACTTTAAATTTTTAATAGTTCAATATATTGATTATATTTACATATACAAATTAAAACAATCATATTATGAAATTAATCTACATGGAACAAACGTTAAATCTAATTGCTCAAACCCAGTTAGAGTTTATAAGTGAATTAGTAAAAACAGGTAAAATTATTCAATTAGAAAAAATTGCATACTTATTAATTGAAGATAATATTAATATCGAAAATAAAATATAATTATGGAAAAATTAGGAGCACGTTTAGTTGTAATTTTCACAGGTTTAGCACTTATTTTATTTGCATGTGTTATATGTACATGGCCAGTACAATTATTATGGAATGGATGTTTATTAACAGCAGTGGATGGAGTACATGAAATATCATTCTGGCAGGCATTAGGATTAAACTTCCTATTTTCAATATTATTTAAAGCAAACGTAAAAACAGCAAAATAATGGAAACAATCATATTCGATCTAGATGGAACTCTAGCACATATAGATGAACGTAAGGCAAAAGCAACAAAACCAGATGGGAAAATAAATTGGCAGGTTTTCTTTGCACCTGAGAACATCCAGATGGATAAGCCAAATGCAGCTGTGATTCTTATGTTTATGGCACTTAAGAATGTAGGATATAATATGGTTATTTTTAGTGGTAGGGATATAGTTAGTAGAAATGAAACGGTAGTTTGGTTAAATCAGCATGGAATTTTTCCGGATGAATTAAAGATGAGAAAAACAGGAACATTTACACCTGATAATATACTAAAGAAACTCTGGCTAGAAGATCTTCGCAAAGAAGGACACCATGTTATATGTGCATATGATGATAGAGACAAGGTTGTTAAAATGTGGAGAGATAATGGAGTACCTTGTATGCAAGTTGCAGAAGGAAACTTTTAATAAAAAAGTAAGATGATATTAACATATTTTATAATAGGATTTGTATTTTCAGTTTTAATGAAAATAACAAGAGATAAAATCATAAAATCGCAACCTGATTATCCAACATATAGTAATACTAATATAATAGTAATGATAATATTGTGGCCTATATTCCTATATGTGTTTGTAGCCGCATTATTTAAAGCATCTAATTAAATATGCCAGAATTAGCAGAATTACGCTTAACAGCTTCGTATATTAACAAAGTATCAGAGGGACTAATCTTTAATAAAATAGCAAAAAATCCAATTCATAAGGGAATTGAAGTTGTTTCTCCATTTGAAACCTTTAAAATCAGTGCAGAGAGTAGAGGAAAAGAATTGCTACTTTACTTAAATGATAGTAAAGTAGCATTTCCTATTCGAATGAATATGGGAATGGCAGGTCATTTTCAAATAACCGAAACCGGTAAAGAATCATCACATGCACATCTTAAGTTTTATTCGGATAATGGAAAGACTTTAAGTTTTGTAGATGTTAGAAGATTTGGAAAGTGGAAACCAGCTAATGAATGGTCAGACAACAGAGGCCCGGATCCTACGCTTGAATTTAATAAATTTGTGTTAAATATAACAGATAATTTAAATAAAAGTGAATTTAGTAAACCAATCCATTTAGTGTTAATGAATCAAAAATACTTTAATGGAATCGGCAATTATTTGCGGGCAGAAATACTCTACAGAATACCTTTGGCAAATCCATTTCTTTCTGCTAGAGAAATAATTACACAATATCCCGTCATATTGAATTTATGTAAAGATATTCCAACATTAGCATATATTAGAGGTGGAGGAAGTATTAGAGATTGGAAGAATCCATTCGGGGAAGACTCATTGCATACTTCGTTTTTTAAATGCTATTCAAATCATCTTATGTCAAATATAGTCGACAAGAATAACCGTAGATTTTGGTATAATCCAAAATGGGATAATCAAATAAAGCAAACAATATGAAAGGAAAAATTGCAATAGTAGGTGCTGCTGCCAGTGGTAAGGATTATTTACGAAAAAGAATGGAAATCAAAAATCTCACATTCGGCGTTTCATGTACTACAAGACCTTCTAGGACTGGAGAATCTGAAGGAAAGGATTACTATTTTACAACTGACGCTGAATTTGATGCTTTAGTAAGTACTGATCAATTAGTAGAATTTCAAAATTTCAATGGTTGGAGGTATGGTATTACTAAAGATGAATTTGAAAAATGTGATGTTTTAATATTAAACGCAGATGCGGTTACACTACTTACTCCTTATTATAGGAATAGAATTTTTGTAGTATATTTAGAAATAACAGAGAGTGTTAGAAGAGAAAGACTAGATTCACGTGGAGATAAGGATGATCTTATTGAAAGAAGAATAGCTGCAGATCAAGAACAATTCGGAAACTTTTTAAACTTTGACTGTAAAATAACTAATGAAGATTTTTAATAATATATAATACCTAAAACAAATAACATGGCGAAAGCAAAAACTATTACTGAACTAAAGGATTTAAGAACTCAATTAGAAACTGAAGTTAATCAGGCACAAACTGATATGGCTGCTAAATTATACTTAGTGAATTTAGAAAGCACACGAAACGTCAACGCTATTCTTAAGCAAATTGACAAGAGTTACACTTGGAATATTAAAAACGCAGCTTTCTTAGTTAATCTATATGATACTATTTCTGATCAAAAGAAATTAAAGGCTAATGTTGACATGTTAACATTGACAGAGATTGGTCTGAATAGTGTACAAATTAACACACTATACACTGTGCTAACTAACATTACTGGAAATGGTATTGAAGCTGCTAGACATTTTACTAGACTTTTAACAAATGTAGGTTCTCAGATATCAGATGCTCTTCGGGAAATGGCAGATGATAATAAGATTATTCAGGAAAAGCATGTTACATTGGCGGAATTAGACCTTAAAATCGAAAATGATTCTGAGCCTACTCTCGCTACCGAGGACATAACAAACTAATATTATGAAATTAGCAAGTAAATCTAAAAAAAGATTAGATCTGCTTAACGCTATTCAAGAAGGAATATTAAAATTTAATATTCCTAAACCAATTAATACATCAGGACATGATAGTAAAAAAAATGACATTTACTCTCATGTTCTTTTAGTCTTAACTGAGTTTGTTATGATAAAACATAAGTTTTGTAGAGGTCTTGCCAGAGAAAAATCAAGAACTATGATTAAATGGGAAGGAAATTCCAATACCAATGTAAAGGATATTCGATTTATGGGAATTACTAATAGACCTAAAATGACAATTGAAAGTGATGGCGTAATTATTGCAATCGAATCAATAGAAGGAGGTAACCTTTCAGTATTGAAAGAAGCTATAGCCCAATCTATGATATATTCAACTGCATATGATTTTGTAATCTATATGTTTGTTGATAATTCTAAAGAGCATAGGATATTAAATGGATCTTCTCTAGAAAATGAGAAAAAATTCCTACAAAACATGTGGGATAATTTTAACGTAAAATTTACTATAATATAAATGAAAGTATTTGTAACATCAAATCAACAATTCGGTCGACCATCTGCCATTAAGTCATATAAAAGACCATTCGATTCTGTCGAAGAAATGGATATGCAAATGATAGAGGCTTGGAATTCTGTCGTCAACAAAGAAGACATAGTATATGTTTTAGGTAATTTTGCATGGGACCCTGAAACTGCAGATTTAACTATGTCTCAACTAAATGGAGATATCATGGTAATAAGAGGCGAACATGATAATGCAGTTTCAGAAATCAATATGGCAATATCTAATCGATTCCACATGTTAGATAATGGAATTCAAGAACACTCTGATCAAAATCTAGTGATGTCATATTGGCCCTTGGCCGACTGGCCAGGAAAATCAAAAGGATCATATTCAATCATAGGCATACCTGTCAAAAAATACAAAACAAATCACAAAACTAAAATAATTAATTGCTCATGCGACTTATGGGAATTTAAGCCAATTGAAGTTATTAAAATAATAGAATTGTTCAATGATATAACTATTTAATTTAACATAAATTTAACAATTAATATTTTTTATAACATTATAAAATGATTATATTTACATATATATAAACAAATCAAATCTATGGCAACTTACAGAGAATTAACAGAGAATTTTTTACTAACCAGATCAGATGCAGATTTTACTGCTTTATTTTATAAAATTAAACCAGGGTTAACGTCATATGTAAATAAGATAGTTAAAGATCGCGAGCTAGCAGAAGATATTTCTATAAATACTTTAACTAAAATGTGGACTAAAATTGATCAATACGATCCTCAGTATCAAATTACCACATGGTTATACCGCATTGGATTCAATGATGCCTTAGGTCATATTAAAAATAGAAATAAACAATCATCACTTGATGTTCTTTCTGAGTTTGGTGTTGAAATTAATGAGGCAGGTGAATTTACAACAGGATTGCAAGGCGCATTTGATGATTATGAAATGAAAACCGAACAAGATTATCTAGATGAGGATAACGAACTAATGGAAAATTACGGTAAAGTTTTAAATGCAATTGATTCATTGAAGGTGTTATACAAAGGTATCGTTGTTGATAGATTAATTAATGAAATGAAGTATGAGGATATTGCCGAAAAGCACAACCTTCCATTACAAACAATTAAAAATAGAATCCACCGAGGAAAATCGATTATTGAAAAAATGGCAATATAATGATTGTAGTAGTTTATCGAAAATCAGATAAATCAAAGACAAGATATATGACAGTTTTTGTAAATGAAAAAACGCCTGACAATATCCTAAAGATAGGAATGAGAAAACCATTATTGTCAGATCAATTTATTCTAGATGAAATAGGAATTGGTGAAAGATTCATTGAAGACTATAAAACACAATACAAAATCACAAAGCATGCAATTCACGAATGAGCAAATAGATAGAATAATTGAAATGGCATGGGAGGATAGAACTCCATTTGATGCCATTGATTTTCAATTCGGTCTTAAAGAAAATGATGTTAGGAAGATAATGAGAACCAATCTAAAGGAAAGCTCATTTAAATTATGGAGAGAAAGAGTAAAAGGCAGATCGACTAAACATTCTCAAATGTCAGAAACTAGAAGATTTAAATCTAAAAATCAGAAAAATTAACATAAATATAATGAACAATACAAAAACAAATAAAGCCCTCGTTAAGGAACTCTTCCTTTTAAGAGGGCTGCCGTGACAGGATCTGGAAAAACAACACTAGCAAAATCAATTGGAGGTTATCATTATGAGGCAGATCAATACTTCACTGACGAAAATGGAGTATACTCTTTCGATTTTTCCAAAATAAAATTAGCACATGAATCATGTAAACTAAATACAGTTGCGGCGATGCTAGCAAAGGCTTCTAGAATTGTAGTTTCAAACACATTTACACAGGAATGGGAAATGCAATCATATCATGATATGGCAAAGGATTTTGGATATGTAGTATATTCATTGATTGTTGAAAATAGACATGATGGAAAAAACTCACATAATGTTCCTCAGGAATCATTAGATAAAATGAAACAAAGATTCGAAGTTAAGTTATAAAAATTAACAAAGTATTAACACTCTAAATTTTTAATAGGTCAATATATTGATTATATTTACATTATATCTAATTAAAACAAACACAAAATGTACAGTTTAAACTCTCCGGATTACATTAAAGAATTTAGATCAATTGAAGAATTAATTAGAGATATTGTAATCTCAGGTATAAGTAAACTTTTTGAAATTACAAAGGATGGAGTAGGACAACGAAACATTGCAATGGAATTAATAATAAGATAACTATGGAAAATGAATTTGTGCCTTATAAAGAAGCATTAGCTTTAAAGGAATTAGGATTTGATAAAGAATGTTTAGCTTATTATACTGAAAAAGAGTATGAGAATAGAAAAGGAATACTTACTAATTTTAATTTACTTTCATCAAAAATAAGCGGTGAATTAGTAGGACATGGTTCTGTAAAAAATTCTTTATTTTCTTATTTAAAAAACAATGACAGAACAAGTGGGGAATTGTATATCCTATCTAATTCTGTAACAGCACCACTTTACCAACAAGCTTTTGATTGGTTTAGAAAAAATCATAATTTAGAATCATCTTTACCTTTGAAAAGAAGTAAAGATTTAGGAGATTTTTATGGAGGATACATAATACATAAATATGATAACCTTGGTAAATCTTACGGAACAAATTACAAAACTTATGAAAAAGCTAGATTAGGATGTCTTAAAAAATTAATAGAAATAGTTAAAAATAAATAAATATGGAAAATTTAAATTCAGTATGTTACGTTGGTTTAGTTACGGAAATTAATGAAATTAAAGGGGCTGATTTTCTTGAATTAGCATTAATCGGAGGTTGGAGTTGTGTAACTAAGAAAAACGAATTTCAAACTGGTGATAAGATAGTGGTTGCAACAACCGATGCGGTCATTCCTGAGGCACTTTCAGATTTGATGGGTGTTACTACATATCTCAGAAAAGGTAACCGCGTGCGCACTGTGAAGTTACGAGGAGTATACTCCGAGTGTCTTCTTATTCCATTTAAGTATTTAGCACCGCAGTCTTTAGAAAAAAATTGTCCAGTTGGAACTGATATGATGTTAATGTTAGGTGTTACTAAATATGAGCCTCCTGTTAGACAAATTCAACTTGCTGGAGGTAGAAAAATTAAATATCGAGACAATCAAAACTTTCATGTTTATTACAAATTTCCAAATTTAAAAAATGTGGATGGAATGTTCAACGAAACAGACGAAGTTCAAATTACAAGAAAAATTCACGGAACAAACGCGAGATTCGGTATTGTTAGAAAAAATAAATTATCTATATGGGATAATATTAAAAAATACTTAAAATTTCCGGGACATAAATTCATTGGATATGAGTATGTATATGGTTCACATAATGTTGAAAAAGGAAGTGACTCACAAGGTTTCTATTCTACTGATGTTTGGTCTAATATTGCAAAGCAGTATGGGATTAAAGAAAGTCTTTGGGAATATGCAAAAAACATACACACTAGTATTGGTGAAGGAATTGTAATTTATGGTGAAATTTATGGAGCAGGTATTCAAAAGAACTATGAATACGGTTTAACAGATACTCAATTTGTTGCATTCGATATTAAACGAGATGGAGAATATTTATCACCAAAAACCACCGAATTCTTAATAAATGAAGAGTTTAATCTTCCACATGTCGAGGTATTACACTCTGGCCTTTGGTCTCAATCAGTGCAAGACGAATTTACATTCAAAAACTTTATTAAAGGAACAAAGGTTCCACATGAAGGCATTGTAATTAAGTATCATACTGGTGAAAGAAATAAAATAGCAAAGGTTATTAATCCAGACTATTTATGCTATAGTGAAGCAAATGATGTAGAAGATTCCCATTAATATTAATGGGAATCTATAAAAATGGTAGCTCATGAGCTACCATTTTTTTGTTTAGTACGTAGAGGCTATATATGAAATAAGTAGTCTTATAATAAATATTTTAAAATATAAAAAAATGGATGTAAATTACAAAAAAATACTATTAGGAATGTTAGGTGAAAAGATAATTGCAAAACATTTAAGGGAACATGGATGTGTTGTTGAAGAATCATTAGATGTGTTTGATAGTATAAAGGATATGGTAGTAGATGGCATGAGTGTTGAAGTAAAGACAAATGCTCCATTATTTTATTATGATTCGTTTACTATACCACATAATCAATATAATAAGATTACAAAGTCACATCGAGTCTATTGGTTATCTGTTCCATTACAGACTAAAGAAGACCAATTTTCTGGCTGTATTTTTGAAATGGATCCTAATATTGCAAAGGTACATGAAATTAAGTTCAATGGCGGCAGATCTGTTATGGGTGTTAAACGACAACAAGAAGGAATGAAGATTATTTATAAAATAACAGACATAAAATTATTAAATCATCTAAGGGAACTTTCGTCATCTTATATATAAGATATATAATCTATGAAAAAAATTAAATTATTTGAACAATTTATTGCGGAGCAATCTAATTTTCCAAGTCTATATAAAATATACTTAACAATTAACCCTACAAGTGGTCATCGATGGTGGTCGTATAAGGATTTTGCAGGAGACAATTTCTTTATTCAGGTAACACTCGAAAATTATAAGGATTTAGATATTAATCCTGAATTTCCAGTGTTAACTTACAATTCTGAAGTTACACAGAAACTATTAGATGAGGGACTTATTAAGAAAGAAAATATATATAATTTACCTGAATTTATTAAATTATCTGGTTCTAAATCAGTATTTCACAAGATGGTTAAAGGTGATGAAAATATTCCAAAAACAGTACATGGCACTGAAGAAGCCCTGGAAATAGGATTTCCTTTGATAGGCAAACCTGCTAAGGGACATTCAGGAATAGGCATTCAGATATTTAAAAATCAATCAGAATGGGATGCAGCAGATCACACAAAATTAGATGTTTACTCAGAGTATATTGATAAGGTAGCAGAGCACAGGTTATTTACATTCAAAGGTAAGCCTTTCTTTTGGATGGAAAGGGAACCAATGAATGATAAGGCAAAGTCGGGAAAGGGAAAGAAGGATGAGCAAATGGATTTTAAGTATATTAAAATGGACGTAAATAAAATTCCTGAAAAATTTAATACACTAGTGTCTAGGTTCGGTAAAATATTTTCAGATCTTCCTTATATATGTTTTGACATAATGGAAGACAAGTCCGGAAAGCTATATATAATTGAAAGTAATTCTCAACCTGGAGTGCCATACGATTCAACAATACAAATATACAGAACAATATATAATGACTTTTATGGAACTGATATAGACAAAAAATCAGATACTGAATTAATTCGATTAAGTTATTATATGGATAATAAAACACTGGATTTAAATCCAGAAAGATTTGAAATAAAATAAAATAAAATAAGAATGAAACTATTTAAAACATTTGAAGAATTTTCTGTTAATCAAGTAACATGTGATAAATGCAAGTGGGAATGGAGATTAGAAGAAGGTGGAAATGATCCATATATTTGCCATAACTGTGGAAATGACAACTATCCTGATTTTATTAGTGAGAAGGAAGATAAGGCAACTTCACGTGAAAAACTCGCAAACGCAGCGGTTAATACTGGATTAGACAATAAGGCAAAAGCGTCAGGTGTTCCTATTGGAATTATTAGAGCGGTAATGCGAAGAGGAATGGGAGCATGGAATTCAAGTCACTATGCAGGAATGACTCAAGAAGGATGGGGATATGCAAGAGTAAATGCATTCTTAGAAAAAGGAAAAGGAACATGGGGAAATGCAGATAAGGATTTAGCCAAAGAAGTTAGAGACGGTGGTCATGACAAAAAACTACCATGGAAGCCTGAAAAAGATTAATACATTAATGAAAAGGATAAAATTATTTGAAGAGTTTTTAAACGAATCAGAGGAAACATATAATGATTATCCAGCTGCCGCATCTCAAAATGCAAAAATGGCAATTGATTGGCGCGATGAATATGGTAGAGATGAAATAAAGGCCGGTACTGTAGTTGGATGGCAACGAGCAAATCAATTAGCAAATAAAGAAAAGATATCTGCTGATGTTGTATCTCGAATGGCATCATTTAATAGACATAGAAAAAACTCAGCAATATCACCTGAATTTAAAAGTACACCATGGCTTGATAAAGGATATGTTAGTTGGTTACTATGGGGTGGAGATGAAGGAGTTGATTGGGCTATTGAAAAGGGAAAGAAACTTAATAAAAAATAAGGCAAATGAAAAAAATAAAATTATTTGAGGAATTTATGAACGAGGCTAAAAAACAAACATATAGCGCTAATTGTGCAATGTTATACTTTGACTTTCCAAAAATGGCACAAATTCATAAAGAAATAATAGCGTCTGATCTATTTGAATCCGATGAAGGAGGAGGTCATGGTCTAGAAACCGAATCACATTGTACTCTATTATATGGACTGAATGCAGATGTATCATTAAATACTGTTAAAGTAAAATTACAAGGGTTTGACTTTGGTAAATGTATCGCACATAACATTTCATTATTTGAAAACAAAGAGTTTGATGTACTTAAATTTGATATTAAGGGAGATAATTTACATGCCGCCAATAAATCTTTATGTGAACTTCCATATAAAACAGACTATCCTGATTATCATCCTCATATGACTGTTGCATATTTAAAATCAGGTATGGGAAAAAAATACGTAGAAATGTTTAATAAGAATGAACATGTCTTAATTCCATCACATATTGTTTATTCAATGACAGATGGTAGTAAAAATACTATTAACATTTAAATAGAAATTTAACAAAGATTTAACACTCTGTATTTTTTAATACGGAGTTTTTTGATTATATTTACATATACAAATTAAAACATATTATCATGGAAGACAAAATCAAATATATTTTAGAACAACATAGATCTACTAATCACATGTACGATACGTATTTACCATATGAATTTCATTTAAGAATGGTAGCTAATACTGCTCAACAATTTATAAAATTAGTTCGCAATCCAAATGACATAGAATCAGTTATTTTAGCAGCGTATGGCCACGATCTTATTGAAGATACTAGAGTATCATATAATGATGTTAAAAATGTGATAGGACATGTTGCAGCGGATATTATTTATGCTGTTTCAAATGAAAAGGGTAAAACACGAAAGGAACGAGCAAACGATAAATACTATGAAGGAATTAAAAGCACAGAGTATGCTTTGTTCGTAAAGTTATGTGATAGAATTGCAAATGTACAATATTCAAAGATGACAAGATCTAGAATGTTCGAGATGTATAAAAAAGAAAATGATTGTTTTATTACATCATTGGGCTATTCTCAATCACATGAACTGTCTATAATGTTTATTTATTTGAATGACTTATTTACTTCAACATTTGATCAGAAATAAACTTTAACAAAAAGTTAACACTCCGTATTTTTAATGCGGAGTTTTTTGTTTATATTTACATATAACTAAAAACAAAATAATATGTGGTTCAAAAAACATAAACACAAACACTATTTCGATACCTCGTTGTATAATATTCCAATGGAAAATGAAACTAACTATATCGTAACAAAATGTAAATGTGGAGAAACAAAAATAGAAAGAGTTCATAGGAAGAGTATATCATATATGAAGTTTATTAAAATAATTACGTAAAAACAAAAACAAAATTTAAAAATAACTAAATAAAAAATTATGGCACATTCATCACCGGAGGGAATAACCCTAGGAAAGGGTAGTACTTTATTATCTTTCTCATTATCAATAAATGGAGTTTTAACCAAAGAAGAGTTAATTGATGCATGGAATAACGGTAAAACCATTCAATCAAACCATCATAACGAACCATGGCATGATTTTATTAAACATAATCAAGTAGATAGACCTAATTTCGATTATGGTGAATTATGTAATTGGAGAATAAAACCCAACTAAACATAACTTTAACAAAAAATTAACACTCTGTATTTTTTAATACAGAGTTTTTTGATTATATTTACATATACAAATTAAAACAATCAATTATGACTAATTTCAATAAAGATACAAACATATTATTTGAAATGATTCCAGGATTTATAAATATCGACGGAAAATTATATAAATTTCACATGTCAAAGGGTAAAAGAATTACAATATCATATCAGACTGATTGGGATTCTCAGCAAAACGCATCATATCTTGGTGAAACAAATCGAAGTAGTGATAAATCCCTACATGACGTTTGTGAAAAAACAATTAAATGGTTATTTGAAGGAGATTACGTACGATATATGCCATTTGGCTTTAAGAAAAAGTATGAGGAATTATATGGTGTTACTATAGTACATTCTAGGGGGTTCGAAGAATAATTAGTTAATCTAACATACTAAAAATATTATGGCAAAATATAAAATACCAAGAGATCCAGTTTTCAAGACATTTGGAATATTTAACACATTAAGCGGGACATATATCTGCCCAGGATGGATTCAGGTTGATCCTGGAACAACAAGGGAGGATGTCGAGTATACTGATGATATAATATATAAAGAGAAACAGATTGCCCTAGAGGTTACGTCTAAGTCCCAGATAGATCTTGAATTTAAAGTACCTTCATCAAATGGAAAATCAGAATATTTAGTAAAATTTAAACAAGGCGATTGGAGTTGTAATTGTCCTGCTTCTACATTTAGAAGAGGAAATTGCAAGCACATAAAGGAAATTGAAACAAACCAAAAATCAAAGGTATAAGTTATAACAAATAATTTATTAATGAATACCGAAGAAAAGAAATTTATACAGAGACAAGTCAATATATTCATATTAATTGCTATACTTTCATTATTAGTACTTATTGGATTTACATTTATTATTTAATTAAAAATATAAACTATGTCATTTTACACAAGATCAACCATAAATAGATCAGACGCGCATTGCGTGAAAGGAATGTATATTAATCCAAACAATCTAGATGAATTGTTTAATTTCTCATATACAAACTATAAAGAAAATTTGTATTAAAACAAAACAATCATAAAAATTTGACAGAAAATTAATATAACCTTTAACCTTTAAATGAATTATGGGAAAAAAAATAAAAATTATAGCTAAGTTCATGGGTTATAAGATTGAAAATAAAAAGTTTGAAACTTTGCAATATCATTCTTCAAATGAATCTGATTGGGTATGGGATGAAGGAAAAATCGTAACTTTAGAAGGAGACGAGGTATGTGATTACAACAATGAACCTTATTTTTTATTAGAAGATTTACCTTTTAATAAAAACTGGGATTGGTTAATGCCTGTTGTAGAAAAAATTGAATCATTAGGGTATACTTTTAAAATAACAGGAAATATCGTTACTATTAATCACCCGTTTTTTGAAGACATAGGCTATCGAAAAACAGATTTGTCTAAAATCGAAGCAGTTTACTTAGGAGTATTAATGTTTATTAAATGGTACAACAATCAGAAAACTTTAACAAAACTTTAACACTTAAAGTTTTCAAGATTAAAAAGTTTTGATTATATTTACTTATAATTAAAAACAAAACAAATTAAAAAATTCAAATATATAATCAAGTCAAAGTAAGAAAGCTCGTACTGACCGAAACAAACTAACAAGTGAGGAGAAACACACAAAAAGCTGAAAGTAGGAGGTACATGTATAATAGAAGGCTGGTGAAGCTCCAGAAGACTTAATTTTAATAAAGGTTAAACATTGAAGCCTTTGTGAATTAACTTGAGAAAACCCGTAGGTTGTTATTGAGCACTAATTTACATAAAGATACTAGCAGTAATGTTAGATGTGTTGAACTCCTTGAGAAAGAGTATCCATTTTGGCATTAGAATTTGACATCAAGTCATTAGAAAGATAGCACAAGAGTATGGACTTTACAACACAAATGAGTTCTCAGCAAGTAGTTAAGTGTGATAAGTAGAAAGTATCTTTAGTAACATAGGAGAAACTCGAACCACTTTATAGGAAAGTTACTGATACCTAATTAACTACGTGACCCTACCGACTAGACTATATGTGAAAACGTAAAGGTAGTGAAACACGATTCAACATTATAATGTTGATGAGATAGTGATGTGGGTGCTAAAAAATTAATTGTAATTGAAACAAAAATAAAAAGTTATATATAACTAGTATAAAATAATTTAAATTCGTGAAGAAATACACCTTTTGAAAATAAATTAAAAATAAAGCTCTTTTATAGTGAATTAGCTGAAACTAAAAGATATATAATAATATAATATGTATAAGAAAATAAAGCTTATATATAATTAAACAAATTAAAATGAAAACATTGCAAATCATATCGCAGAATATTAGTCTACTTGAGATGAATCTAGCCTTACCGACAGGGGATCAAACATGTGTCTTTTATACTAGAGAATGGAAACACAATGGTTCTTTTGAAAATCATAAAGTTAATATGAGTTAAAAATCTATTAACATATAAATATTCAAAAGGACCTCTCAAAACTGATTGGTCCTTTTTTAATTTAACACGTTTCGTTTAATCTTGGAGATTGGATAGCTTGCAACCCTATCAGAAGTGGTTCGATTCCACTACGAAACTCTAATAACTTTAACAAAACATTAACACTACATGTTTTTATAAGTCAAATAAAATGATTATATTTACTTATAATTAAAAACAATAGAATATGTGTGAAAAGGAAAGATTATTAAGAGAATTGTTTAAGACTGTAGAAAGGAAAACAAACGGTTGGAAATGCAAAATGGAAACTTTAACAAAAAATTAACACTTAAAGTTTTCAAGATTAAAAGATTTTGATTATATTTACTTATAATTAAAAACAAACGTTAATTGACATATTGATAATACTAAACGCGAATATCGTATAATGGCTTATTACTCTAGACTTCCAATCTGGAAATGACAGTTCGATCCTGTCTATTCGCTC